GGTGACCATGTAGTAGTGGGTAATGATATCTACGTGTGTGTTCATCCAAACGGCGCAGCCGAGGGTAGTGTTTTGTCCGACCCTCAGTTGTTTGAACGCGACGATGTGGTGTCTCGTGAAGATCTGGTAGGGCTTGAAGTATTCTGCGTGGAGCTAGGTGATGAAGAGGGTATGGTGGATGCTGTTTACCCGTACGGAAATGTACAGTACGGACCTACCACTTGGAATGGTTTCTCGCTGAGTACCAATGCCATGCCGCAATCTTATAGTGCGCAGTACGAAGACGATACTCAGACCACAGGACGTGGTTTAAAGTGGACGTCGTTAACACCCGAGCAGCGTAACCGCTGGGCGCAGCAATACGAAAATAACATTTTCGTTGATAACGGTAACTATTTCCAATGGCAGTATCGTGCTCGTGTGTTAAAATCACGTGGCGGTCACTGGCATGTGGGTGCGGCGTGGGAAGCGACTTCATGGGCGCTTAGAGATAACCGTAACAATGGGGCAGGTAATGAGTTCAACCGCTACCCTACTTTACAAGGGTCATCTACCATTACCAGACCAGATCATTTACGAACAGAAGATGATAGTAACATTAGTTTCTTCCTGACCACATTAAACTCAGGTTTCCCTCTAGGGTCATCACGTGGTGTAGCGGCAACCGGTATTACCAACGACAGCAAGCGTCGCTCTGCTGGTGGAGTAGGTTATTTCTACTCTTTAGCGCGTGTGCGGCGCTTAAACGAAGGTGGGTATCATCCGGTTTACAATATGCTAGGTACAAAGACATGGCGTCGTCAGGATATCAATGGGGATAACCGTTGGATAAATGGTAATACATTTCAACCTGAAAATGTTGCACAGTGTTTCCAAGAAGGCCCTGAAGCAATGACAGAAGGGTATTATATCAACTCGGGATTACTTAACAGTCCGCGTTCTGGCCATCCTCAAGATTACCGCAGTGACATTATTTACGGCTGGCAAATACAAGACCTCCGCATGGATGCTCACGGGTATAATGTATCGTCTGAAGAATACTCTAGTAAATTACTACACGGTGATATTGCAGGTTGGGAGCAGCAAGTTGTAATGCGCTTAATGGATACCACCCTTGAAGAGATTGTAGATGATGTCATGTTTTATGTGGCTGACAATGTTCTTGACGAATGGGGTGTTGTAGGCGCGTATACAGGTGGTGGTTATATCTACAATAAAACCAAAGACGATTACAGACCTATAAGTATTTATCACCACAGTAGTGGCCGTATACTGATACAGCCGCTAAAAGAGTCTGTCTCTCCCGAGCACATTGATAATTTCTACTCTAGTAGTCTACTAGAACGAAGTAATCGACCTCTGTGGGATGTGGGAGATGTGGTGACACTTATTGGTTATAAAAGAACATACGTCGCCTCCAGCAAGTTGGAATGTATGGACATTATTGCCACAGCTAAAGGTTTAGTCGACACCTTTGAACGTTATGGTGTCGATCGAGTATTTGGTGCACGTTGGCTGCCTGCTGAATTGGGCGTTAACGGCTCGGCTGGTGTTGTATGTAAAGCACGCCGACGCGTAATTAATCCTTTTAGTGTATATGTCAATAAACCAGAAGGGTATTATGCGAATGTTGATTATCCTCTTGAGTTTGCTACTGTTAAAAATGAAGCAACTATTACAGAAGGGGCTGATCATTCATTATTCTTACTGTACGTTACAAGAGCCATGTCGGTCTCTTATTATGGGTTTGGCCATAGGTTATTAGACGGTCAGTTTGGTGATGTTAAAATCTCAAACATGGCACGCGACGATCTAGGCGGCGCATTGTGTTATGCCATGACCGGTAAAGTACCTGTAAGTGATGATTACATTGAGACGGTTACCTATAAAGTAGACAGTATGGGGTTAGACTATAGTAGCGTGAAGAAGTTTGACATTGTGGCGACAGCAGCAGGGTCTGCTATTTCACATGTAGATATAAACTTCCAACTCTACAGTGATGGCTTTAAATATTCACCTTTCTTTTCTTTAAAAGAAACACATGGATTGGTTTATGGACAAGCATCATTTAAAGAAGTGTTGGCTGGTACTACTTCTAAAGATTATACGGTCATAGACCTTACAGCTGGCTCTGTAAATGTTGAATTAAAGGCGGGTGATCGCTTCGTACTTAAAGGTACTGCGCGTAGTAGCTTGGATGATAAATATCTAATTGCTATTTCTGACCATTCTGCAACATGGACACCAGGTGCATTTAATGGTTTTAGAATTAACTATGACGATAGACGCATCTATAGTTCAAGTGGCGCGGTCTGGCCTGTGGTTATGTTAGATCCTACTACCGTCTCAGGTGACGATGGGGAGATTACCCCACGTTCAAGTCTTCTTATTGTTAAAGACTTAAACGATAACGATGTAATGTTGGGAACAGTAATTACCAACAAACCGTTAGGGTTCTTACCTAAAGAAAAACGTCGTAACAATCGTAATTAATTTACTGCTGGGGCGAAAGTCCCAGCTTACACTGGAGTATTAATCCATGGGAAATTTAGCCAATCGAGTCCCTGGGACCCTAAAGGCGTTGTCAAAGGCCCAGTTTGAATCTAACCGTCAGCAGACTAGAGTAAATCTAGCTTGTTCTGGTATAGTTGAATATGGTAAGCATTATACCAGTAGTGAATCACATAACCCCGCTGAAGGTCTGTTTGCATTTCCAAATGTACCTCTATCGCTTCAATCTGGTCGCGATAGAGAATTGAGCGGTGTTCAGGGTAATAGTGTTTCTGACTATCCAATTTTAAACGTTGATGGTGTTATTATTCATCTAACCAACGCTAACCATATTTCAAGTGCAAGCGATTGGAGACTGCCTGAAGCGCCTAACGCGCATGTAGAGATTTCCGCTACAACATCACGAATTTACCGTCAAGGTGACCATGTAGTAGTGGGTAATGATATCTACATATGCGTTAGTTACAACGATGTTCCGGCGGGGAGTAATTTACTTGACAATAACTTATTTGAATCCCGCGCGGTGGTTACCGATGAGTGTCTGTTAGGTGTTGAAGTGTTTTGTGTAGAGTTAGGAAAAGACATTGATGTTGTCTATCCTACTGGTTGCGTGCAGAACCAAACACAAACCTGGAACGGTTTTACATTAAATAAAACGTTGATTTCCAAGACGTATAGTGAGCTTGGTCACTGGCAGGGTGATAATGCTAAACCGGGTTACGGGCATGTTTGGTCCAGTATGGATGCTGTGCAAAGAAATGTTTGGTTATCGGATAGTAAAAATAACATTTACGAGGAGAATGGTAACTATTTCCAATGGCAGTATCGCCTGAAGACGACACAAGGACTAGGTGAAGCATGGACAGTTGACAGACCAAGTACCTTATCAAACTCAGCCATTAGAGGTAGTAGTGGTCGTCTGTCGTCGCCAGAGACGCTACTCCGCCTTCGTGGTAAGCGGGTTGGGGAGTTTAAAGACATTGGACCGGATAATGGTGCCATTGTTTTCACCTACCATCATGCTGATAGACCGATGGAGGTAGATTGGGGGGTGGGTGTAACACGAGAAAACAATGGGGCGGTGACAGGGCCGGTGACAGACTCGCCAGTAGCATACTACCTACCTATAGCTGCGGTAACACGGTTAAATCAGGGAGGGTATCACCCTATATTTAACCCATTGGGTACAAAGACATTCCGCCGTCAAGACATCAACGGGGATAACCGTTGGGACAATGTCAACGTGTTTCAACCCACCACGGTAGCAGATTGTTTTAAGATTGGCGAAACAGCACAATCTGAAGGCATCCACCCCGCTACTGGTAATTACGAATCAGGTAAATCGGGCCACCCACTCAACTACTATCACGATTCAATCTATGCGCACCTTGTTAACGATTTGCGATTTAGCGCCTATGGTGCCGAACTAAGTGCAGAAAACATTGCATATAAAATGATGTTTAATAAACTTAGCGGTTGGGAGCCTTTGAAGCGTACAGTTCTACATCGTGCCACTATTACGGAGTTGCCGAATGATCACCGTGTTGTATTATCGTCTTTGCCAGCTAAAGTATATATAGGGGGTGGGTGGTTATATAATGTAACTAAGCAGATCCACTCGCCTTGTATGCGTTTTAATGCAGCGTCAGAGTTTGTACAAACACTTCCTATGTCAGTTAATCCTTTAGCAATATCACCCGGACTAGCGACGTCGTCGGCGTTAACTTTAGGTGAGCGGGAAGGTAATTGGGAGGTGGGCGATGAAGTAATACTGATCCAGTATGAAAACATCAACGTTTACATGAAAAACCACTGTTATACCGATGTTGTAGGTGTGCCGGATAAAATCCTCGACTATTTACAGGGTCACGGTATGTCGTCTGCCGTTAACTTTAACTGGATACCGGTTGTGCCAGATGGTACGCTTAAAGAGTATCGAGCTAATAGAAAAGTTAATACGATTGCTAACGCGGTCTTGGTCAGTAACGACGATGGTGGGACTTGGTTTCAAGATACCTCCGCTTTATCTGGCTATATAGATGCAGCTAACGGTAACCACCGCACGGTACAACTTAGTCAATTACAACTAGTCCAGTATGAGGCAACCGGTAAGATCTTTGGTTATGATGATTTAGTACCTGGAGTTGAATTCTCTCAGAAAATTCAACATGCAGAAGGTGCGGATATAAGTGGTGTCTGGGTAAGTGTGTCGGCACACGATCACCTGGGCGGTGCAGTGATGCAGAGCGCGTTGGGTGAAGTAGCCCGTGGTTCAGCCGCTACGCCTTTACGCTACGCAATTGAGCGTCATGGGTTGAGTAAATTAAGCTATGGTTGGGGTATAGATGCATCGTTAATGCAGCGCCCAGCACATACTGAGCTTGATTACATGGAGCCGTCGCACGGTATTAAATACTTTGTTACGCTAGGCTATCACCCGACTACCGGGTTAGTCTACCCGCAGGTTACGTTTAAAAAGGTCTTCCACAACGCCCCGCTTATTCCGACCACCCCTATAGATCTTTCTACTAACCCAGTTGTAGATCTTAAGAAAGGTGAGCGTATCCGCTTAGTAAATACTCGCAATTCTAATATAGAAAATGTTGTACTTTCTATGGTTGAGGATTACTCTGGGCAATGGGCAACGGCGACGTTCGACAAACACCAAATCAGCTACGATGATGGTCGCGTGTATCGTGAGAACGGTACGTATATGAGTATTGCAGTAGTTGCACCTATAGCTAAATATGGTGATGATGGAGAGTTTTATGCTAACCCATCAGACGCCATCCAATATCAACTCGACCTTAACGGTAATATCGTTATGACGGGCACGCTACTTAGTACAAAACCTTTAGGGTTTTTACCTAAAAAGTATCGTAGCTAAGTGTTAAAGTACAAGGAGGTTTCGACCTCCTTAGTTTGGAGTTAAATTCATGTCTAATTTAATTAACCTCTTGCCTGATTCTGGTAGGGGGATGACGGTATCTGAGTTTGAAGCAGTACGTGAGCAGCGTCGCCAGTCGTTTGCTGTCTCTGGGTTCATCGAGCCCGGTAAACACTACGAAGATACCGTTAACAAAGTTGTTAACCAAGGTATCTGGTGTACGGTTTCGGGAGGTATTTCTAATACGTTTAGAATGGGACGTGTCCCGGGTGAGTCTGTCGCCATGGGTGAGAGCGATACGGCATATCCTGTGTATAACGTAGACGGCTTGCGTATCGTCCAAGATAAAGTAGCCGCGACGGGCCGTAATAATATCGTATTACCACCGGCACCAAGTGCTAAAGTTGAAACCTCAACTACTACGACACGTGATTATGCGTGTGGTGATCATGTTGTTATTGGCAACGATACTTACATTTGTATTGAAGACGCCCCTGCAGGTATGCTGATAACAGACATTACGTATTTCAAACCGGTTGATGTTATATCGCGCGAAGACCTGGTGGGGATGGAAGTATTCCTTGTTGAGATTGGCGATGGTCCAGAACAAGTGCCGGCCGTTTTCCCACTTGGTAATGTACAATACGCGGGTAGAACTTCACCAGCATACGCAGATGGTGTAATGCCGCAATCTTATAGTGCGTTTGGGACTTGGGATACTGAAACATGGGGTCGTGGATACACCTGGGATTTAATGTCAGAAGAAGACAAGATAAATTTCTTAAATGACCCTGACAACAACATGTATCGAGATGGAAAACGTATCTTTCAATGGCAGTATCGTTTCCGTTCATTTGCAGGCGTTGGTGATGATTGGCGTTATAATAGCGGGTTTGATGATAACGCTAACGCCGACCTTGGAAACCGAGGCGATTTGGTTAAACTAGCTATAAGTGCCCAAGGTTACAATGAGACTCCATATCCGTACAACTCGGGTCGTACTTTTTTCCAGATCAACTCAGACAACCGTCCAGCAGACGTAGATGCTGGCGTTGCCATTACTAATCCTGAATTTGTGCCAATCAAAGCCATAGGTTCTATCTATTGGATGGGTATTGCACGGGTAACGCGGTTAAATCAAGGCGTATACCATCCGGTCTTTAATTCTACCGGCACACTACATCATGGGTTTGCTAACGGTAGTGGTGGATCTAAATGGTGGGTAAGTGGTCTTGCAAAACCAGCCCAGTCAGTATCTGATTGTTTCTTAGATCAGTCTAATGGGGGATCTGCTATTCACGGCATGTATGGAGGTAGTATTGATCAGCCACATTCCGGCCACCCCATGAATTACTACCATGACATCATCTACGACTGGCAGATTCAAGACCTTCGTGTTTCGGCACACGGTATTGATGTCGACTCTGATGCGTTTGCAGGTGATCTTTTAAATGGCCGTATACGTGGTTGGGAGCAGATGAAGGGCCTAGCGGTCATGCGTTCAACCATCACAACACTTGATGTGGGAACTGGTGAAATTCGCATACCACCATCAGGGGCGTTGGCGCGCTTCGCCCAAGAGCGTCGCCTCGGTGGGGGTTGTTGGATTTACAATGTAGATAAAGATAATTTCATCCCTGCATCTAAAATTAAATGGACCGATACAGTAGGTGATGACCTTTACTACCCTATTGGTGAGAATGTTAGCCCTACTATTTTAGAGGGTTCCACCATTACAGGGAGTTCTAACATTGCTACCTATCCGGGCGATACTAAATTGTTTACAACATGGGATGTTAATGACAGCGTTATCGTGCTGATGCCAATCACACTACCGTACTCGTTAGAGCATAGATTTGTGACCGAAGTATGTGCAAAGCCGACAGTACTAGCGGATCTTTTAGATAACTTTGGGGTAGATTTTGTTCCAAATTTGAACTGGCTACCTGCATTACCTAATGATACAAATAAATCATTTAAATTGCTTCGTAGACTGGTTGATAAATACCCGCCGGTGACAACAGATGATGGAGGGGTTAGTTGGGATATTGATTACCGATATACCAATAACTTTGACGTTGATGAAAATGCTGCTATGGTGACAATGGCATCTGGATCAATCACCCTATTGTCCTATGTTTACCGTTCTAAGATGTTATTAAATTCATCTACAGGACGCGCGTTGGCTACGGCTGAGTTAGGCAAGGTCTACGCGGTGCGTGGTGGCGATAGCAACGTTATACTGCCAGCACTATTAGGTAAGGTAGGTGGTCCTGTGGGTGGTATGGCTTACACGTCCCATAGTCTTGAACGCGCTTTGTTAAACTACGGCGATAAAGAAGGCGGGGTTTTTGAAAGTTCTTGGTCTGGTGAGGCAGTCAAGCATAGTTCAATTGCAGCGTTTTTCCGTGGTGATGGGGTTAAAATTCTACCCTACCTGTCTAGAGACCTAGCACCCCAGGCAGTATACGGTAATGTCATGTTCAGAGAGCTTCAACATTTTAAAGATCTTCATGATGTGAAAATTGTTGATCTTGCTACGTCGGTAACCCATGGGTTGGTTAGAGGCGATCGTTTTGTAATCAAAAACAGTAGCAATCCTGTTATGAATGATACCATCTTCGTAATGGTATTGGATCCTGACAGTAACTGGGATCATGATTCTTTTCAAAATTACTATATCAATTATGAAGATAATCATGTTTATAAGGCAAATGGCTACCTGCATCCAATGTTTATGGTTGAACCCATAAATAACGTTGGAGATGATGACACCATGCAGAACTACCATCAAGTTACCTTTTCAACAAACTTAAACAACCAACAAATTGCACGCGGTCAATCACGCACGGTCAGACCGCTTGGTTTTCTACCTAAGGAGAAACGCTAATGTCGCGTCCTACTCGTCCAGATATCACACCCTGGATTATAACACCTGAAAGTGTCGATGAACAAGGTAATGTAGTAGAAGCTACCTACGACCTTAGTCATCTAAGTTACGATATTGACTACATGCGTCGTTTGATGTCTAACAATGTAACGCCAGAAAGGCTAGCGTCTGCATTTGAGCAGTTTAAAGCGTGCCTTAAAGAAAACTGGGTGCTTCAAGTACTACGTGTCGATAAGGAAAACGACGAAGTAGATGCTTTTAACAAAGAAGCAATGAATTATAACGACACATTAACCGCAGAACAGGAAGGGTTTAAGCGCGAGTTAAAAACGTTCAAAGATTACCCGCCTGCGATGGACCCTGGTGCACTGAAAGATTACTTTGCCGGTAACGCCATATACATCAAATGGCGTAAATTGAATGCGTTTGAATTTAACGGTACGGTGTGTAGCGTTACTGAGAACGATCAAAATGGTTGGACGTCTATTGATCGTTTGATTGAAAAGCGTGAAGCGGCAGGTGCTGAGTGGCAGCCAATTCCATTTAAGAATGAGAATGGTAACACAGTAGTCCTTGCAACGAAAGAAGAATGGGAAGCCTTCTATTTCACTGCATGGGATGCGCGCGTTGCATTCTTTGGTGTAAGTGCTTAGGCGCTAACTTTTCGGGGTAGGTGTTAAAATCTACCCCTCCATTTACTGCGATACTATGACACGATCGTTATCGTATTTTTAATCCGGGACCCATCCCATCTAGGAGTTTCACCCTATGAGTACAGTCAACTCGACTTCAGGCGCGGAAAACGTAGCCATTGATCTTGGTCAGATTCAATTTGACCGTTCAATCACATCAGGCGCAGCGCCGCTAGCTGCTGACTTGGAAGAAGGTGCAATTGCACTTAACTTAGTAGATCGCAAGATCTTCACTAAAGACCACGAAGGTAACGTAATCACGCTAGGTCGTGACTACACTGCTGACATCGCTGCTGCACAAGCTAACGCGATCGCTCAAGCTAAGACTTACACTGACGGTCAAATCAACGGTCTTAAAGGTGGCACACTATCTGCTGACCTAGATACCCTGTTGAAAATTGGTCAACGTCTTGAAACTGCTGAGTCTAACATTGCTCAGGGTCAACAAGACACGCAAAACCTAACCAAAGAAGATGTTGGTCTAGGTAACGTTGAAAACTACGGTATCAGCGACTCAGTTGCAGAACAGACGTCTACTCAGTACGCGTCATCTATGGCTGCGTATACTGCCCACCAACGTGCGATTGATGCAGAAGCAGCAGCGATTGCTTACGCTGATGCAGTTAAGTCTGACATCCTTGGCGGTGCTCCACCAGAAGCACTTGATACGCTTCAAGAACTTGCTGCTGCATTGACAGACAACGACAGCGACATCGCTGCTATCACGTCTTCACTTGCAACTAAAGCAACAATCACTCAGCTTAACGATGGCTTGGATACCAAAGTAGACAAAACGTCTATCTCTGATTCAATCACGTCTAGCAGCTCAACAAATGTTGCTTCTTCAAATGCAATCCTACTTGCACTGACTGATGCTAAAGCTTACGCTGACGCGGGCCTTGCACTTAAAGTAGATAAGTCTGCTATCTCTAGCGCCATTGACTCTGTATCTGAAACTAACGTAGCATCGTCTAAAGCGGTTAACGATGCGCGCCTACAAGCAATCAGCCATGCTAACGGTCTGGTCGCAGACCTCGCAGCTAATCTTGATTATGGTCGCAGTTTTTGATGCGTAACTTGATTACTAAAAGCAGTGTAGCTTGAAGTAAAAAAAAAGAAACATAGTCAGCATGACCATGGGGCTGTAAAGGCCCCGTGGTTTTATGCCGTTATTCAAATACTTTTAATGCATACTCCTTATCTAACAGAGAACTCCGCTCAAGGTACCTGTAAGCCTCTCTCGCGTTAGAAAAGATAATATCCGGATGATTGGGTTGCTCTAAGATAACGTCCTCTGAGATCCCGCTACAGCCCCTTCTGCTTTGACAGTTAGCCGTCCATAGACCTTACCTATTAGGTCGTTCTTATTTAGACAACCACAACTTTGAGTATCACCCGCATTTAGACTTTTAGCCGAAGCAACTTTCGCATTCCCACAATCACATAAACAATTCCACCAATTGCCCCTCTGACCTTCCTTATTGGGAGCCTGATCTACTACGGTTAATTTACCGAACTTCCGTCCCGTTAAATCTATACCTCTTCCCACATTTACCACCTTTTAATATCGTACACTATTTAGGTAATGTAGGTATGTAATTCTATAGAGCATAGAAGCTATATCTTGTGACTATGTTTCGTAAATACCCCATTAGCTTTACCTGGTGTAAGGCAATTTATTTAAATAATCTTACTACAAATGTTACATCCAGGAGTATGCAATGGCAACATTCCGCTTAGGGCCAATAGGTTTTCCTTACAGTACGACCCCCGGTAAAGTACCTGAGGCTGAACTGATCAATGTGGCAGGTATTGCCATTAACGTTAAAGATCAGATCCTTTACTCGAAAGACGAAGAAGGAAACATGTTCACCATCGGTTCGTCCTACGATGGAATCCTAGAAGCTCACTTTAGTGCGATCGACCCCCACGGTACATTTAACGTCGTTAACACAGACGGCGACGTCACCCTATCTGGTTTTGCAGTATACCATGTTGTTAAAAGAATTGGATCAGGTACGGGAACGGTCACGTTAGATATGGAAGACATCGCACAAGACGCGATCGTTAAAATTGACAATGTGTGGGACACGGCTGGTGAAGTCAATGTTGTATCATCTGACGGTGGAACGGTTTTCCATCTAGATGCAATGACCGAAGAAGCGTCGGTAAGCTTAACAGGGAAAGGTCAATTTGAGTTACTCGTTGATGTTGAGAATAACAAAGTCTATTTGACAAACATTGAACAGTAATCACTTTATTAAAATGGGGCTCTTTAATAGGGCTCCATTTATGCCGTCACGGTGTAAACAATCGTATGTATTGTTGTATTTGTTATCAAAAGGACGTTATTGTGTTTAAGTTAATTGCAAACATTATTAGAGAGACTATCTTGCTTATTAGCGAGTTACCCTATCTCAAGTATATCAACTCATCAGCAGGTCAGCCTATACCAGAATTCGGCAATGAAGGTACTGCTATCACTAAAGAGGTAGAACGCCGTAGTAAGGTTAAGTTAGCTTTAGCTATTGTAGTTACTGGGGACAGTAGGACAAAGATCTTAGATCGCTTCTTCGCCATGCCTGTTTATAAAGGCGAGGTTATGTCCATCATGGATTTTAATAAACAGGATGAACACTGGTATTTCATTAACGGCATCATGACAAATCAAGACGTTTTTGATGTAAATCTCCATGGATTATCTAAGCTCCTCAATCGTCCTGTAATGGGTCTTTATAACCCAACTAAGGGAATGTATCGTGATCTGGTAGAAAGTGTGTTAGGGAGGGCTACAGACAGCCTGACGCCTATTGCACGGGTTATGGCGCAGCATTTATTCTACCCGGTACTATCAGGTAAGCCTATTAGGATAATAGGACACTCTCAGGGTGCTATTATCTTATCTAATGTGGCTAAGATACTACAGAGTTATGGATTTCAATTAGATAATGTAGAATTCTTTACTATTGCAGGGGCGCATGATGAGTTTCCTCAAGTCCCCATGGTAGAACATTTTGGTAATGAAAAGGATTACGTATATCGTATAGGTGCTAAGCATTATCAAGCACGTATCTGTGGGGAACAGTATGTGAGGGACCTAGGTGGTCATCTATTGAATCGTCATTATCTGACGGGGATAAATCAAGGTGAATATTGCGGTGGGCGTTCTCGTCTATATTCGCATATTCAAAGCAAAAAAAGAAAAGTAAAGAGGTGAGAGGGATAGCCCTCTCACCTATGCCGTTAATTGTTGTTGATGTAAGATTTCAAATTAGTTTTAATCTCATCTAACTCAATTAACTGTGTTAGAATTTTATCATTAGATGCTAATGTTTACATCGCCGTCAAGATCTAAGATATTAACATTGTTACCATCTATCTCAAGCTGCACCATAGAAGGGTGCTTTTTATTAGCGGTAGTCTTTAGCTGATCTGTTGTGATGTAGCGTGTTTGAATCTGATTTTTAAACTCTTGCTTAATAACAATTATAAACATAACTGTCCTTATTTAATAATGTAATATTTTTTATAAAAGGGCGGGTTAGGTACCGCTAAGGTACCTACTTTCGTTTAAACCAGTTCTTAACTGCAGGGATAATAGCATCGCGATACAGAAGCGCAACCAGAATAGACATAAAGGCAATGTAGAAAATGAAATCTAATAATGAGAAGTCCATGATAGTTTCCTTTAGTAATAGGTTAATCTCCTTTAAATGATGTAGGTCTAAAAATATCTACGACGGCATAAGAGGATGCTATTACGCATCCTCTTTATAGTTTAACGATCTAAATACACTAGCAAGGGTAGAAGCCATACAGCCGCGTAAGGACTAACCAGGAGCCTGAATGCGACATGCATGCTTATCTCAGCAGCCAGTTCACCATCACAGGCCCTTACGACACTGATAGCAAGTAGTATTAGGATGTAACCATACATCCATATCGTAAAGACACCACTGGCTAAATAGAATAACCCGACACCTATTGCCGTGCTGGAATCCTTTAATAGCATAGCTAAACGGTCATACCAGGTAATGATCCTAGCATCTAAAGAACGACAGCGTTTACAACGACTGACTCTAAATAGATACTCGCCATCTAAGACAGTATACGCGTTTAAAATGATAATTAAACTAATGCTAATAAAGGTGAGGTGCTGAAAAGTCATATATCATCCTTGGAGACCTTTAATTTAATATTTTCAAACATCAGCTTAAGGGCACCTAAGAAACCACCCATATAAGCCACTACTGATACCATCTGCCATTCTTCAAATCGATCAAAGTTACTTTTATAAAAAGAATGAAAGTCCCATACCAGAAAACAGATAAACACCAAACACGCTACCTGTGCTATGCGTAGTTTCATTAGCAAATAGGCTATCTCATGTATCCTGTTGTCCAAGCGCCGCCGCTCAGGTTGGATCTCGTTACTCATCATTTAACTCCATTACCGCTTTTTGTTGCATATCAGCAGAACGTTCTAGTTCTTTAATCACATTCTCAAGATAAGTGATTCTGTTTCGCAACTGTTCACTGTACAAACCTAATTGTATCAGTTGGCTTTCTAACATAAACCATCCTTGGACGGTATAGCCATAGATAGCCCAATTACACGCACTTTCTCTAGTCATACCAGGGTAGCGCTCATAGACTTCCTCTACGGTATACGCACCCTCTTGACCAGCATCTTTAAACTCATCACAAACGTGCCTGTAGAACATGGCATCCTGAGCAGTTAATGTAATGACTTCAGGTATGGTGATGTCAGGTTGAGGCACAGCTGCAGGTAGGGTAGTCTTAGGGAGTATCGGGATGGTTTTCACCTTCACGACCTGAGGTTCCGGCGATAGCGCGCAGGAGCTCACCAACACGCACAGAAGCAGCGTTACCCCGTGCGTAAGGTTCTTCCAAAGCTTTAACAGCTTCGGTTTGTCTGAGGGTGTTGAGAGTGTTTTCCAGACGGTTGGCGCGAGCGAAGGCATCATTGTTTTGTTCTCCATATTCTACCAACAAATCAGCCTGTCTTTGGGTAAGCGTAGTGAGTTGGTCTATTGTTTCTAATTGTCGTTCATTGACACTGGTTAATGTGGCGTTATGTTGTTCTAACTCTACAATCGTTGCACTTTGTAACGCGTAGTCTCTTTCTAAAACAACATGCTTGTAGCTAATAAATCCAATTGCACCTAAAAGAGCAACAATGCTAAAACCGGCTATTTTATATCCAAGTAACATAGTCTTTTCCTTTATGTGGATTTATCAATATCTACCTTTAGATATTTGGCAGCAAGCGCCCCAATTACCTTATCTAATGTAGAGGGTGTATTAGGGTTTATCCCCAGCCCAGCAGCAGCGCGGGTCTTCTTATCTTGTGTGCGGTTGTTAAAGTAACTACGTAATACAAAAGCCGGTAAGCCTAAGAGTGCGGTAATGGCTTCCCATCCAGGTAATTCAACCTGACCTTTTACTACACCCATGACCATAGATACCATATAGGTGACGTAGAAGGCAGTGAACAATATAGCCATTAACCATGTAATGCGTGGACGAGTCTTACCACCCTTAGCATCTTCCTTAGACAAGCTATCCTGCACCGCATTAAACTTATCAATATCTATATTAGACATTCCTCTATCCTCACCTAATGTGTTAAAAAAATAAATACAGCATAACACTGTTCATAAGAAGAGTCTTCTGACCCCTCCTATAAACAGTTTATTATTTAATCAGTTTTCTTTAAACCATAGCTCAATTACAGCGCTGGTGAACCCAGCACTATACTGTTGTTTGATATGGTTCAACATGGTGTTGTTTTCTTCGCAGAAATAACGCTGCTCTTCGATATTATCTTTAATCAAATCTCGTAGGTCGTTAAGATCTTTTTGGATTTGAGCCTCAGGCAGTGAAGATTCAATATTCTTCTGCATCACCAGAATTGCCAGATTAGCAATTTTAGAAATCCAATCTTTATTTTCATGGATGTCAGCAACGCATAAGCGATGTTCGTTAGCAACAACTACTTGACCTTTGCTGATTGCTGATATTTTAAATGTTATTTCCATACCGATTCCATTTATATACTATTAAAGGGCTTATTGCACAGTCTGTACTGCATAGTAGTGATGTAGAGGTATAACTTAGTCGGTTTTGTCAGGGTAGGGTGTTGGTCTACCTAGCGCTTTATAAAGCGCCGTCCCTATAAGTCCTGTCTCAGTGTGTTCTAAGTTACCATTCTCATTTGTAAAGCAAGTACCTTTAGGTAGATAATGTCGCTTAAAACGATTGTGCCACTGTCCTGTGTACTTAGTAGGACTGCCGTCTTTATACGTAAAAGGCGCACACATACAACACAACGCCTCACCGTCTTTAACATCGCTAAAGAATCGTGAGTTTCTATGGCGGCTATTATAAACACCCAGTGCGGAGTTTTCCGCCACACCACACTGGTCACATTGAAAGACAGCCACGTTAGATCAACTCGTTTACACTAAAGATAACATCATCGTAAACATCTTTAGGTGACTGATTTGCATTGATGGTTAGCGTATGCGCACTTGCTGGCTTTAAGCTATTATACGTTGCCACGGTAGCGTTGTAACGTCCCGCCCATTGATTAAATACTTCAATAGGTTGATCATCATTTTTATCCGCTACCTGACCTCGCCCCTCACCATACATGCAACGATTCTTCGCCACATGAGGATCTACATTTAAATAGATAAGAAAATCAGGAATAGCATACTCATCAAGTATCTCAGCGATCAATTCATTGAGAGGATGTGTGTTATAATAGTCGTGTTGGTATACAATAGTAGATAACCAATAACGATCTAACACAATCCATGTACCTTTAGCCAGTAGTGGTTTAATTATCTCTTCTAACAGACAACGACGTGATAACCACAATAGCTCAGATTGAGTCTGCGCTGAGATATTACTATCAGGGTGTTTGATCAACGTACGAACGGCTTCACCGATGTCAGTATCGCCGGGTTCACGATAGTTATTAACGTCTACACCATGAACCTCGCGAAGCCAACTTACCAGTCGTTCTACTACCGTTGTCTTACCCGCACCTTCAATCCCTTCTACAACAATAAGTTTACCTGACATATTACACCTTTGAATAAATGAGATGGTTTGCCCACGCTGCATCTAATGCGTCATGAATATAGTCCGCTACTTTATCGCTGGGAATATTCAAATCAATAGCGGCTAATACCGTAATTTCTAAGATGGCATTATCAGCAGTAGATTCACCAGTGCTAGAAACGCACCAGTTGCGACAATAAGTACCTTCTTTATCACCATGCTGTTGTCTGAAATGATTAAGTTGATTTTTACCAATATACCATGTATACAACGCTTCAAAACTTAGTCCTAAATCTTCCATGATACGCATGAAGTAAGTGATGTCGGGCTCACGAAATTCAATGGTATCGTTAATAAAACGCTCTACATCAACACATAGCTCTTCCACACCCTCTGGAAAGGTTAACGGCTTCCCAAACGGTCCTTCATTTAAGATACTATCCGCTAGAACAATAGCAACATCTTGAAATGACTCTTCTTCGTCGCGGCGTTGTAAAAGATGCGATAGGTAGAAATGCCAAATATCGACAACTTCCAACTGTGCCTGCTTAACGCTAACCTTGCCTTTCTTCCACCATTCCCAGTCAACCCATTCGGTAACGAGCTCAGACGCCTCTGTCCACATCGCACGGTACCAGGGGCGTTCTAAACTTACCCAATCTTCCGTTTTATTCATCACTACATTAACATCGTGTTGTTTTTGAAGCATATCGGTTAAGGCGTTTATTAATTGTACTTTATCCATTATCTTTATCCTTGTTAGGTAAAATGTAATCGTTAATTTGATCAATTGAAAATCCATTTGGATCAGTCGACCATATTACTTGGGAGATATCAACGTTGAACGTATAGTCTTTACCACATACGCTACATTGATGAGGTACTTTCTTATTTTCAACCCCACCCCACCATTCTGTAACGTTTGCACTTTCTCTAAGAGACTTTACCGGACTACCACAAACATCACAGTCGTAGGCAATTTGAAAGGGAGTAAGGATCACTTGTCTAGCGGGCATAACGACGCTCCAGTGTAGTACGCATATCAGTATCAGGATTTTCTGTATCAACAAAGTGAAGAATCTGAAACCCAACGCCTGGGCTCTTAGATTTCTCTAATTCACTGATTTTTTCAATACAGTAATTATCAAGAAGAGAGGTGTCAAAGAACGTATCACAGTCGAAATGCGATACTTTAGCATGAGATATACGCGTAACAATATAACGGTCAACCCAGCGATGCATGGTTTTATAGATCTCAGCCCCACCGCAGATGAATATCTTAGTACGCTTTCCACCTGTATCAATAGCGTCCGCTAGGGCTCTAGCCGTCCACATGGCATTTTCAGGACTTGAGGCAACAATAACACCCTGTGCATTTAATCGCATGTCTCTAGTAAGAACAATAGTAACACGCCCCGGCAAAGACTTCCCTATGCTTTCAAAGGTTTTACGACCCATAATGACAATTTGTTTATAGGTCGTTTCTTTGAAATGTTTAAAGTCTTCCGGACAGTACCAAGGAATGGCATTATCACGCCCTATTCCCCAGTTGGCATCACAAGCCAATATACCGATAGCGCTATCATACATTGCCTTTCTCCTTAATAGCGGTTAGTAACTCTCTAACAATAATCTCACCCTTTGCTAGATGGGATTTTAAAGCTGTCACGCATTCTTCAGGGGTGTTGAAGAACCGCTCCTCACCTACTGTAGCGTTTGATGGCGGATAACGCCAACCTCTAGTCAGACCATGTTTAACCTGTGCGCTACGTAATCTAACTAGAACGTCATCAGTTGCTCTAACAACGGTATTGAATGTATCGTCGTGTAGATCTTCAACGTTAACCGGATTATAGCTACTCATTTCAATTCTCCAATATATTTAAAGGGAATATCGTAGTTGTTACAAATCTTTTCAAACATCTCAATAAGTAGATGTCGATGGCAGAAGTCACCATCCTTGCAATAACAACCAAACGCTACCTGCTCGTGTTTACTCATCGCTTCAAATAAGTTACGATAACGTCGATACCGCAGACGCATGAGTGTTTTAAACTTTTCAGTGTATTGTGCTTCTGTAATCTCACCTTGTTTATAGGCCATCAATAAAGCCCATGTGGGGGCTAGCCAGCGGTAGCCGCTTTTAACAGAACTATTTATAAGCAGTATATGCTCGTGTTCTGGGTTATCTTCAGCCTTACCAATTTGATATGTATAACACTGCATGATGAATCTCCTCTATAGGTTTCATCATCCACGTTAGAGTTAACACGGCATAAAGCCAGGGACGCTGCCCTGACTCGTTCAACTACCTACACGTGGTCTACCCGCAGGACCTTGATCAGGGCTAATGGTCTCCAAGAGATTACGTGACTCGTTGTTAATGCGTTTGATACGTATCAGTAAATCAATAATCTGTCGACTGTTTAATTTAAGAGATTGGGCAGCCAGGCTTTTATCCTTTTCGATATATTCCTGTTTTTCATTCATCTCTGCAATTAACTGATCAACGATGTCCTCAAGGGGTATGCCGTCAGGATTCGTTCGAGACATGAGGATAGGGGTCGTACCCATAGCGCCCGTCTTCCTAGTTACATGTGTTAACTGCGCCATTGGATCGACTTTAGCTTGAATGATCTTTTCTATATCTCCTAGCGTTTCATGTCCGACGTTTGTGGGTGTAACTAAAAAGAATGTTGCCATCACGACCTCTTTATATAAGGACCAAATTGGAATTCATAAAGCCAGTAAGCTACAGCTACCGCATCAACGCTGTGCTCATCTAGCTCCTCAGGGTTTACATCTCGTTCCCAACTAATATCATCTTTTGCAATAAGTGCCTTTTGCATGTCATCTTTATCTTTACTGGAGCCTGACACACCAAGTGCGTTCTTAACACTCTTAGGGTCAATTTCATTAAGTTTCAATGAGAAATCATGGGCGAGTAATGCTTGATTAACAATACACACACATTCTTTTAATGCACCATACGCTGCAGGGAAGCGTCCTAAGAAAGGTGTTTCAATTGCAACGGCATGTGGGTCCCATTGATCGAAGATATGCAAAATTGCATTATAGTGACCGTGTAGTTTAGCTACTCTATCACCATGCACTTTGGCAATATGAGCGTATCGCTTAACATGGTCTTTACCTTTTAGTGTGAAAGACTGGGCGCAGATGACTTTATGGGTTCTAATGTCCACCTCTAAGATACCTACACCCATGTTATCAACACTAGGGTCAAAGCCGATGATGCGAAAAGTGTTTACACCGAACATAGCTAACCTAACCTGTTGTTATTGAGCTTGATTACAAGCATCTTTCTTTTAGCACGCTCAAGGCTATAAGAGGAGCGTTGGACTCCTCCCTCACCGGTTATCTCTAAGGGTAATGGTACATTAGAGATATAGAGCGCACCGCATTCCTTGCAGTGACATGGCCAGGCATGGCTACCATACAGTTTTTCCCGCGATGCTTCACTTATACTGGTAAGCGAAACTCTACCGCTACAGGTCTCTACTTCACACTTGTAATTAAGTGTGTGGGTAAAGGTACTTAACGTTTGTATATGGTCACTATGCATGCCATCACCTTAGATTGACAGTGATTCAGTACCACCTAGGTTAAACTCAAGCGTTAAGCTGTTATTTAACAACCATAACTGCTGATGCATGGTGATGTGTGTGTTAACCTGCGCGGCAATAACTTCGGCGTAAGTGAATGAACCACCTTCGCTGTTAGTGGCACTGTGTGTGTAGTCCTGACCAGACACCAAGCCAATTTCAGACAACGTGGCGTATTCTTTCTCACCGTAGATGATTTTAGCAGCATTAACAATCTCGTTGATAATGTCGCTAGTGAAGTTAAGCGTGATGCCCGCAGAGGCGGTTAGGTACTCACCGTCAGACACGTTAATACCTGTAGGCGATACTTCAGTTGGCGTTGGACTTAAGTCGCTCGAAGATGGCGTATATGGAACAGTCGATTGATCGCCGTCAGTAACGGTTACACGGTTGTAATCAATATCCACGTTAGTGTTATCGATGCGCAGTAAGTAATAGGCGATGTAATTAACACCGTCAATAGTTTCTTCGCGACGCATACCGTAACGGGCACGCTGTGCTGCGGTAAGGTCATTATCTACCTCACGTAATACAAAGGGAAGGTGTTTAAATAACGCCGCGTCAGATGCTCTGTGGGTATTTAAACGCGTAAGCGATGCGCCGTCTGCGCCACTAGCGTTTCTATGACCACCACGACCGATTGCTAGGTACTGCATTACCGGATAGCCTTCGGTTGGATGGATGCCATCGAGGATACCAAACTTCTCATTCAGTGTGGTATTATCTACGATGTCGTAAGGAATACCTAAAACCTGTGCTGATTGAAGCGCACTGGCGTAGATAGTACGTGTTACATTAGTCATGTGTTATTTCCTTTACGGCGACTTCAACGTTTGCAATGCGTATAGAACCTAAAGTCTTAGCACGAGTGTGAAGTGTTGCAGTATCTAATTGGTTAAGGGAGAACTGTGCATACGATTGGCTTGTGTCATTTAACCTTAACACGCCAGGTTCGATATCGATAGAGCCCATGTTTGCATGTAAAGATGCGTCTTTAACACGCAGCGTAGAATCGTAGTCACCGTCGTTATGTGAGCCAGAGATATCCAATTCAGAAATCTTGAATCGGTTAGTGTCAACGCTAAATGCATTTTGACCTAATAACGTAGGAACAACGTTAATATCATAGCTGGTTAGTTGATTAAGGATAGACACAAGGGCATTTTGAATACTCTCAGCAGTTGTGTCAGTAGAAGCATCGCTACCTGTGGATGTTTCTACAATAATATCCATAAATGCTTGTGCATCTGTAATGCTAATTTCTTCAACGTCAATATCGTTAACAAACAACCATTGGTCGTAAGTTGCTATATTGCTAAGTGTGATAGTCTTAGATTCAGTTAAGCGATTAAACAGGATACGAAGTTCTGCCTTCTCTTCAATCTTACTGGCTAAATTAGAAGCCGTTAGAATAGAAGCAAGTACCGTATAGACACCGTGAACATGCTCAAAGAAGCCTTCCGCGTTAATAATGTTAGACGTGGTAGGCAAGCTTAAGAACAAATCACGATACGGTTCTACATATTTAGGATTTAATCCCTCAGTGAATGCATCCCAATCTTGTATTACTGGTTCTACTGTTAAGAACGTAGTAAAGGTAGGGATTTCATCTAACGTCACACCCAGCGTGCGGTTATACAGATACATGTACAAGATAAACGCATCGGCTGCACTTATTTGAAGTATGTTACCACTATGTGGGTTAACTAATGTTACATTACCGCTATAAACGTTGATGTTAGACAGATAAACCCAATGCTCAAGTAGTAGTTGATTAATATTAACAGCTTCAAAGCTATCGTTGATCTCTACTACTGATTCTACCACTTTAGTTAAGACACGGTCTCTACCTGAGCGCTGCATCTTTAACACCCACTCATCGGTAAGCTCCTCTGCATTAAGCCCATTATCAGGTGCAAAGTTACGAACCAATTCAGTCAATTCATCAGGTGTATAGATTTGTATTGCATCAACGCTAACTAGAGAGTCGTTAAGTGGATAACGAATAACGTCAATCTCTGGACGTATTGAATCAGGCAAGCTGTCCGTACGATGACGTAAGTCGTAAGCGTATAGAGGTAGACCACGTTTGGTTAATAGATTTTCAATTAACAGCCTAAACGTTGATGTTTTCCCTGAGTTCTTATAGATGTATCGAATGTTCCTATATAGGAACAGAGCCTGTGCCGTATTCAGGCTATCACGATAACCACTTAACCCACCATGACTTGCTAGGTAGGTCCATACATGATAGCTATGGGCCTTGTATGTCTTAGCGTTGTCTAACCGTATGTTAATAATAGCGTTAGGTAAGTGACTAAACATCACACCCATGGTGCTTGCTAGATACAGGTCATCGCTTAACGTGTAATCGTTAATATGCCAACGTAGCATGTGGCGATATATCCAATTCTGTATACGGCTAATTAAATCAGCCTCGTTGATCTCAACAAGGTCATCGTTATAAAAAAGAATATCCCAATCGGAAGCGGCAATAGCCGTACCCATATCAACCGGATTAACAATACCACGGATTAACGTTTCTTGATCAGGGTAGCGGGCAAGCAAAGACAGATACGCATCGCTATTAAAGGTATACGCTTTCGCCGTAGAGCGGTGTATCTCTAAACTCTCTCGAGTGAATGCTATGACCTCTAAAGTATCAAGTGATGTTACCGTCATCGGTTCGTCAAAAGGATGGTATTGACCGCTTAAATTTAAATAATATTTCCATGTACTCGGGTCCGTTTCATCAACTTCTACCCCAAGCAGGTTAAGTTCTGCATTTATAGCAGATGCGACTTCGCTGGATTTTAAAATAATCGAACGGGCTAGATTAATACAGCTTTGTCGATAAAGATCGTAGGTAGAGTCAGACATATTGTACTTCGCTCTTTATTACAGTTATAGGTAATTACACAATGGCAACAGAACATATTCGCAAACACTCCCATCCCCGCCATGACGCTGATCAAGGGATGTCGGCCGAAACTAAAAGCATCATTGATAAAATAGTTAATCCCACACAATCAGATGGAGAGCCGCCTAGAAAAACAAAAGCGCCTTCAATGAATGTGATGGAAACTATTTCTAATGAGATAGCCACTAACATTAACGATGCTAGGGCTATATTTGAAATTCTGCCTGATACCGAAATGGCGATGCAGGTATTAGTATCGTCAATACTTTCGCCTAAAGACATGATCTCTACAGACATCAACTTCACCTCCAGCGTATCTGGTGAGGCTGCTGATATAGCGGCTAGTGTCATAAAGATTGTGCAGAATTATTTCATCACCGAGTTTGGTCTTAAACGTCGCCTCAGTAGTATATTGCAAGACGCGTTATTTAAGACAGGTAGTTATCCCATTGCTGTTATACCTGAAAATACGTTAGATGATGTAATTAACAGTAACGACCAGGTATCTACAGAAAGCGTGAAGTCTTTCTTCACTAAAGATACTACCAGTGTTCGTCCTCTGGGATTGTTAGGTAACCCTAGTAGTGGTAGCAAGAAAACCAGCATTGGTATAGAAAGTTTATTTAGCGCTAACACAACGCCTGATAAGTTTGAGGATTTTAATCCCTATACCACGGTGACGGATAACTTTAACGCACTTAAAGTGCCTGCACTGTTAACAAAGGCACGCCAACATGCAGTAGCAGATACGTTTCAAAACAGAGCTGTTGCGGGTGTAAAAGTTGGGTTAGAATCATGGCGTGGTAAGCAGGGAGAAGACAAACCAACTGTACTTAAATCAGCATATCGCCGCCGTGTCTACACCCAGCGCTCTGCTGTACAGCTACAGACCTCTGAGGCGCTCAACCGTGAAGCGGTGGGTCATCCCTTGGTGATGAAGTTACCTAGTGAATCTGTTATTCCTGTACACGTCCCCTCTGATCCATCTAACCATGTTGGTTACTATGTGTTATTAGATAAGAACGGTAATCCGGTTACACGTGCTAAAGACTCTAAATATTTCATTAATTTAAAGCAACGTTTGAAAAAAGAAAACGAAGGCACGAGTGAGCTCATAGAACAAGTACGTCAAGGTATGTATGGTGAACGTAGTAACATTGCTGATCGTACTGAGTCTGAAATCATTGCTTCTTATACGTCTCTAATCGAAAACGATTTAGTCGCACGCTTAGAAGCGGGTGTGTACAATGAGAATGCCACATTATCATGCCCTAGTGAAGTAGGTCGTATCATGCTTGGTCGTGCATTAAGTAAAATGCATACTCAGGTATTATTCATTCCTGCTGAACTGCTGACGTATGTGGCTTTTGATTACAACGACAACGGTACAGGACGTTCATTGATTGAAGGTTCTAAGATTATAGCATCGCTGCGTGCTATGACCATGTTTGCAAACACTATGGCCGGTATCAAGAACTCTAACAACCGCACTAAGTTGAACATTACCTTAGATGAAGATGATCCAGATCCAGCAAGCACTGTGGAGAAGATCATGCACAACTTTACTAAGAATCATCAACTTAGCTATCCGTTAGGTACTATTGATCCATCGGACATTACAGGTTACCTGCAACGCTCGTCAGTTGACATTAACGTAGAGGGTCACCCTGCTTATCCTAATACCAAGACCAACGTAGAAGATGGTCAACGTAGCATGGTTAATGTTGATACGGCACTAGAGGAAAGCTTACGTAATCGTCACTTCATGTCGATGCATATTGCGCCTGAGATTGTAGACTCTACGCTAGATGTTGAATTTGCTACTAACGTAGTAGGTTCTAATTTACTGTTGGCTAAACGCGTTATCATCTATCAGGATACACTGTGTGATCACTTATCTGATTTCATTCGTAAGTTTACGTCTAATTCATCAGTATTGATGGAGCAGATTGTAGAGGTGATTGAAGAATCTTCATTAAGTAAGAAGCTTAAACAAGGTAAGAGTGATGTAACTGATGATGGTACCTTAGATACAGTAGAGTCACTAATTGCTGAAATCATTGATTCTATCCGTATTAGCTTACCTACGCCAGATACTGCTAAGTTAGCTAACCAGGGCGCGTCCTTTGAAGAGTTTAACAGTCTTCTTGAAGCAGCACTGCCTGCTTACTTAGATGCGGAGATGTTTGACGGTATGTTAGACTCTGACCTTGAAGAAGGTATTGAAGGAACCATCGCCGCGCTGCGTAGTTACTTCCAGCGTCAATGGTTGCGTAAGAATAACATCATGCCAGAACTTGACGGGATGGTTAATGATGGTTCAGTGGATAGTTTTGATATTGTAACTGTACATAAAGACCACGCTGAAGCCATTCTTGGACCAATGCAGAAACTATTAAGGATGATGCGTAAGGAAGGACGTAAAGCACAAGGTAACTTGGATGCTGATCAGGACAAGGATACACAAGCAGTAGAAGAGAAAGATGCAATGATTCAATCATTACAAGAAGAGTTAGAAGCGCTTAAAGCTAAGCTTGAAAGTAATGAGGAAGCGGAAACAGAGGAAGCTGTAGATGATAATACAGACATCCCTGAAGACCTAGAAAGTGAAGAATCTGAAACACCACCTAGTGAAGAACCGGGTGCTGATGACGATCTACCACCACTTTAACGCATAAGTTGTAGGGTAGGATCACCTACCCTACTTTATGCCGTCACAATGGGATACAGGCGCTTTAATCGGACTTACGGTTACGACGTCGCTGTTGTCTTGCTACTTTGGCACGTTTACGTCCTTTAATGCGTTTATTGCGAGCAACCTCGTCTTCTAACCTGACTCTACCGGAATTAGATCGTCTAGCTGTAATTGGAGCATTAGAAAATGAAGAAGCCATAGCTGCTACTAGAGCAGCATCCATACGGGGTTTAGAGAACATGAAACATTCCTTATTTTTATAATTGAAGACAAAAAAATGGAGAGGGCAAAAACCCCCTCTCCAAAATGTCTGGCCCTAACACCAGACGCCCTTTTAAAGGGGTAGCGACGTGTAGGTTATTATCCCCACAGTCCCAATGCGTAGTAGTCTTTACTTAGCCAACCTGGCAGTACTTTTAGGCGGTACCCATCGATAGTGTCGATGAAATAATGACGTACGTTCAACTCGCCTGTGCGAGAGAATAGATCTTTTAACACTTTAAACTCAGTTGGATTAACTGATTGTTTAACCGATGCAATAGGTGTTTCTTTAGCGATGTTAAGCTCCATTTCTTTAAGGCTCCAAGGAACCTGAGTAATAGAGATAACGTCTGCTAAGAATACCACAGCGTAATCTTCTTTAGTTAGATCTAAGATGTCTGGATCTTCGATGTTTTCTACAAAGCCCGATAAGTCGGTAGATTCTGCTACTTCTACAATGTTATCTTTAAGACGCTCAGCATCGTAGGTAGATTGTAGATAGTTACTTACATCACCTGCTGGGACAGCAGAGAAGATAAGCGATAGTAGATCGTTAACTTTATCTTCAAACAATTTACACGTACGCTCACCGTGTTCATTTTTGATTTCAGTTAATAGATCACCGAAGTCAGCTAACTCATCTATAGTCCATTCAATAGACAACGAGTAGTTAAGTGCATCGTTGATAATACTGATAGCGCGATTAGCAATTTGACCACAGAAACGCTCAGGCATATCTAAACCGTTCATAGTCTTAATGAAATCACCCATCGTCTCTGCTGCAATCAGCTCATTTGCACCTTCGCGGTCAACACGATAAGCAATAGGTTTTAACTGACGATATTGGAATTCCAAGATAGCGTTTTCGGGGATCTTGATATTTTTGCTGATTAACGCTTGACGCAGATAGAACTCTGCTTGCTGATCAGAATGCGCATCAATTAGATTGTTAAGCTGCACTGCTGGAACCATCTCATCCTCCTCAGCCTCATCCGACAGAATTGTCGCTGTGGCGTTTACGTAATGGTAGTTCCCCCATCCATCGCCTTGAGGAGAACCGCTAGGCTTACCTAGATTTTGAGTAGTAAGGGCTTTGTCTAATTCGTGCTGTTCGTAATCCATGAATTCACCTTTTTCTTTAATGACTTCCACGACGTAACCGTCTTTGTGCGGTAAGTAAATACGCTCGTGTGTGTTAGGGTTGTGTAAAATGTTAACAGGTAGAGTAGGTAATGTACTCATATCGGTAGTTAAGTCGGTATAGTATAACGGTGCGTCGTATTTAGACGAAAGTTCATTGTCAAACGACACATCTTCAACAGGCTTAATCTCAGGGGTATCCCAGCGACCACGACCAAAAGATTCTACGGTGTTGGTTGCTGGTTTCTTATCCGTCTTACCCACATCGACTTCTTCATAGTTGTGTAACCCGCCACGACGACCTGTATCTACTGTCGAACGGGTAGGTGTGCGTTGGTTGGTGAACATCGATGAACCACCGTTATTCATACCGCCATAGTTATTACCTTGGTAGCTTGACTGGCTACTGAACCCACTCGTTGAATTAAATCCACTTGTGCGCGGTGCGTAACGATCACCACCGCCCTGGTTATAACCATAACCACCTTGATTGTAGCCCCCGCCTTGATTGTAACCACCTTGGTTAAGGCCACCACCTTGGCTACCCCACTGACGACCACCACCTTGCTGTTGATTTTGAAACTGCATAATTTGTTGCTTCAATTGCTCAAACTCAGCGAGCGTGGACTGTACAGAATTGATGATGTTTGGA